CATGAAATGGCAGGCATCTTCACGGACGCGATTGACGCTGTCTCAGCAACGATCACGGCTCTCGGGCTTAAGCCTGTCACTGATCCTCGCAACGCTCGACCTCTTACTGTTTTCATTGAGCTTCCTGTTTTCACTGCGTTCAATAACCAAACAGCGGACGTCACGATTGATCTCCGAGTGTTGGGCGCGCCACCCGGCAACAGCGACACTACGGACTACATACTCGGAGTCGTTGACACGCTCATGAACTCTTCTCTCGCAGTTGTATCTGGACGGCCTTCGCTTGCTCAGATCGGATCGCAAGATCTACCCGCTTACGACCTCACAATTAGAATCGGCTCAAGCCGCAGATAAAAGGACAAACAATGCCCACTACCTACCTATCAAACCCAACCGTCAATGTCACCAGCCCGTCAGCAATCGCGCTCACCAGCAACTGTTCTGCAGCGGTTCTTACTTTGACCGCCGAGGCTTTGGAAAATACGAGCTTCGGTCAGACTTCCCGCACGTTCACGGCTGGGTTGTTCAGCAATGAATTGACCTTGACTTTGTTTCAGGGTTACGGAACTAACGAAGTTGAAACCTACTTGAACAGTTTGTTCGGTGTCGCTTCAACGATCGTTGTTAGTCCCTCTGGAACAACTGAGTCTGCTTCGAATCCTGAGTACACCCTCACTGGTTGCTACCTTGAGACCGTCACACCGATTAACGCAACTGTCGGCGAACTGTCAGTCGTTGAGGCTGTGTTCAAGGGTGGCACCTACGGTCGCGACATCACGACACCGTAATTCGTAAACTGATCCAATCCCGACTAGGAGAACCATGAAATTAACACTTAGCGTCCGACTCACCGATGGTGAGACTTACCAAGTAATCACAAACCTGTTTGTGATCATTTCGTGGGAGCGTAAATTCAAACGACGAGCATCAGATCTGAGCAATGGGATCGGGATGGAAGATCTTGCATACATGGCCTACGAAGCCAGCAAACAGCAAGGTCACCCGGTCCCAGTCTCATTTGATGAGTTCGTCAAAAAGTTAGAAGATCTAGAAGTTGTGGAGACTGAATCCGCAGTCCCTACGCAGGAGGCCACCGACGTCAGCTAGCAGCTCTGCTAGTTGAGACTGGATTCTGGCCTCCACAAATAACATTTGAGACAGACGATCTAGCAACTTGTGTGCAGATCATCAACGAGCAGAGAAAGAAAACCTAATGGCTGCAGATCTGAGACTTGATACTTATGGTCTGCAAGACGCATTGAAGAAGATGCAGAAAATCAACCCTGCTATTCGTCGCACTTTGCTTAAAGACACAAAAGTTGCAGCTCAACCCCTGGTGGATCTGATCAACAGTCGAGTCCCAACAACGCCACCGTTGAGCGGTATGAATCACAACGGTCGTACCGGGTGGGGCAATGTCAAAAAGGTGCAGATCTCGTTGAATACTCGCAAGCCTCGCAAGGGTTCTGTCACTGCTGGCGCTGAACAGATTGCAGTGGTTCGTGTAGTCACCAAGGGTGCTCCTGTGGCGATTACGGACATGGCTGGCCGTGCTGGTGGCACTAAGTCGCGCCGAGAGTCAAAGTATCGCCGACCTAATTTTGCGTCAGCTCTTCAGGGTGAACCGTCGCGTTATATGTGGAAAGACATAGATCAGATGGTCGCTGAAACCGAACGGGCCTTGAAGCCGATCATTGACCAGTTCATGGTTGATGCACAGAGAGAGTTCAACTGATGGCTATCAACCTACCGATTATTTCTGAGTGGAATCCCAAGGGCATTGATAAAGCGATTGCCGACTTTAAGAAACTTGAAACCAACGGTCAAAAAGCCTCGTTTGCTATTAAGAAAGCAGCGGTCCCTGCAGGGCTCGCGATAGCAGCTCTTGGCGCTGTCGCTTTTGATGCTGTCAAAGCGTTTGCCGAAGATGAAGCTGCAGCCGAAAAACTTGGTTTAACACTTCAGAACGTCACTTACGCAACCGACGCCCAGATCGCATCCGTGGAGCAGTTCATCACCAAGACTTCTATGGCTGCAGCTGTTGCCGACGATGAACTTCGCCCGGCACTCGACAAACTGGTTCGTGGCACTGGCGATGTTGCTCAAGCTCAAGATCTACTTACTCTTGCGCTGGATGTCTCTGCGGGCACTGGCAAAGATCTAGGCGCAGTCGCTGACGCGCTAAGTAAGGCTTACAACGGCAACTTCACAGCCCTCAAGAAATTAGACCCAGCACTGGCTTCGCTTATTGAGGAAGGCGCTGACGCCGACGAAGTGTTTGGTCGTCTAGGTGCAACATTCAAGAATCAAGCCTCAACTGCAGCGAACACGACTTCAGGCAAGATGAAGAACTTGTCAATTCAGATGGGCGAGTTTAAAGAGTCAATCGGCGCAGCTGTCGCACCACTCGTTGAAAAACTGCTTCCAGCACTTTTGAAGTTCTCAACATTTGCTCAGGAGAACACAAAACTTATTGTCATTCTTGGAGCCGTGATCGGGACGTTTGCTTTAGCAATCATTGGTCTTAACGCAGGCCTTGCGATCTACAACACGATCCAAGCCTTGACACTTGCACTAAACACTGCACTCACAGCATCGTTCTCGGCTCTTTGGATCGCTACTGGAGTCGTGGTCATTATTGCGATTATTGCGGCACTGGTTGCGCTACAAGTCAAGTTCAACATCTTCGGAAAAGCCATTGACGCCCTCAAGGCTGGCTTCATGGCTTGGTGGGGCGTCGTCCAGTTCGTGTTCGGTGCAGTCAAAACAGGGTTTGCTGAATTGGCGGATCTTGGCAAAGCGATTTTTGACGGCATTGGCGGAGCGTTCAAGGGTGTTATTAACGCTGTCATCTCAGCAATGGAAAAGGGCTTGAACTTTGCGATCAAGGGACTGAATACGATCCTTGACGGCATTGACAAAGCAGCCGGTCCGTGGGTGAACTTCGGAAGTATCCCAGAAGTTAAGTTGCCTCGACTAGCTGAGGGGGGCATTACGACGGGCCCCACAATCGCCATGATTGGCGAAAAAGGGCCAGAAGCAGTGATCCCTCTAGACAGGCTTGGCAGTATGGGCGGAGGGATGACACTCAATGTCAATGTCACTTCAGCGAACCCAGACGATGTCGTCGCAGCTCTACAGCGTTGGGTCCGTAATAATGGATCACTGGCTTTAGCTAGCACCAGCGGAGTCAGATTCTGATGGCGTTTGCGCTGACATGGAAAATAGAGTTCGGCGACATAAACGGTTTGACCAACATCACCTCGTATGTGCAACAAATGAACCTAGATCTCAGTGCGGAACTCGCCGTCTGCGGACGAGGCTCGGCACAACTGACAATTAACAACAACGGCGGACAGTTCACCCCAACCAGTGGCACCTACGGATCTGTTGACTGGTTCAGCAAAGCGATCGTCATTACGGCTACATCAGGCGTGAATACTGGGATCGTCTTTACAGGGATGATTGTTGATTATCAGATCACAATGGTCAACTCAAAAGAATCAACAGTCACGATTGACTGTCTAGACGCTTTTAGCTTTGGCGGTAAATCATTCGCTCGAGCCCCTACGAATCCAGATCTTGCTCTGGTGATCGAAACTGCAGTTGAACGCAGTTTCAATGGTCAAGGCACTGCCAACTTTGAGGTCATTCAAACGCCAACACTTGGACAATCCATATCGTACTTTTCCAAAGTTGAGGTCACGAATGCGACCGGAAGCAACACAAGTATTGACCCAACTACAATTAACTATGGGTATATTGGCGACTGGTTAAACAATCAGATTCTTCCATCAGGCCCAAGTGCTTTAATACCGACCGACTATGTCATCGGAACTTATGCCGGTACGCCTAATGTGTGGATCTGGAACGCGACCCTGATTGACAGACAACTCAACAGGACATCACCAACACTTTACGAATTTGCTGATGGTTCGTCTGCAATAACGACAGGACAAATCCCGTTCTCAGATATTTCTACAGGGTTTCGAGTAGAAGATCTGACGAACGAAGCAATTATCTCAAGGGTGCCTGCGTCGGTTCCAACAGCAACAAACGATGCGAGTCAGACACTTTATGGCCCAAGGACAAGGAGCTACACGAATGTCGCTGCTGGCTCTTTAAGTACCTATCAAAGTGATATCTCTAATTTTTGGGTTAATCGTTACGGCTCCATCCAATATCTGCCACTAGAGATTCAAACTAGTTATGCAGTGCTCAAGGGATCAGCGGTTGATGACGGCGTAGCAATGCTGGAGTTCATGCAGCTCTTATGGCCTAGTACTGCACTGTGGAATCGTTTAACGATCAAGTACAAGCCGACCGGTGCAACGTCAACTCAAACAATTCAAATGGTTGCTACTCGAAGGCTTATTACTGCAGACCCGTCTAACACTACGATCAGACTCACTGTCAAGTCTGGCGCAGATAACCAGTCGTTTGAGTTAGACAGTTCCACTTACGGAATACTTGACACTAATAGACTTGCTTAAGGAGAAACATTATGGCTACACAGTGGACAGCAGGAACAACTAGCGGGCAGGTGTTGACTGCGGCAACGCTTAACACCATTGGGGCCGCATGGGTTGACTACACGCCGACCCTCACACAATCGGCAACGATTACGAAAACAACCAGCAACGCCCGCTATTGCCAAATACAGAAAACAGTTTTCGTGCAGGTTTACCTAATCGCAACCAGTGCAGGCACAGCAGGCAACATCGTCAAAATTGGTTTACCAATTGCCGCAAGAGCTGCCAACTCATCAACAACTGGCATCGGTCAACTTTACGACGCAAGCACTAACCTCATGTATGTAACATCAGCATATTTAGACAGCACGACTGCTTGTGCTTTTTTGTACCAAACAGGTAACCCGTTTGGTGTGTCGCCTGCAATTACTATTGCCGCTGGCGACCAATTACAGATGAACTTGACTTACGAGGTGGCATGATGAAAACAGTTACCTGCACAAACGAGACCTGCCCAGAGAACGGTGTTCAAGAACATTTCTGTGGCGACCCCGACTATGTCGAATGTGGTGTGTGCCACGAACCGTGTGCATTATCGGAACTGTACGACGACCCCGAATCGTGCAACTGGACACCCGGAAGCAACCCGTGAAAACGCTTGCCGTGATCGCAGCTCTCGCTGTCGTCCTCATGTTTGTCGTTACAGGGTGTAGCGACCGCACTCGAGACAACTGCGAAACTAAACCAACAGCCACAAGGTGCAACCAATGAGAAAACGACTTACTAACTCCGAGATCAAAGCGCGCCTAGTTCTAATGGTGGGAATTGCGCTGTCGCTTACTTTCATCATGTCAGTCGGGATGATCTTGTACTCACTGACTTTTGTTGTACAACCACTTGAAGTGTCACCGAACGATTCCAAGGGATGGGAGACCCTCTCGAGCGTAATGTTGGTTCTGGCTGGGGCTTTGACGGGATTGCTCGCAGCCAATAATTTGAAGGACAAGGAACCCAAAGATGACAATTAGACCGTACACAGGTAGCACCGACGGCAACCACCCAACACCGCGCCCCGGCACAAAACGATTCGTTGAGTTTTGCGAGTACTTGTTCGGCGTCAAGAACATTGGCATTTATGCGAACCGACCGATGCGCTCGGGACCGCAGCTGTCCGTCCACGCGACATGGCGAGCAACCGACCTTAAAGGCACCAAGGCCCAACGCAAGGCGCTAGTCGAATTCTTGTATCAGCACCGCGACCTTTTAGGCATTGAAGAGATCCATAGTTATGACGGGACAGGCGTCCCGTTCCCGACTGACAAATGGGGAGCTGGATACCGATCCTCACGCGACAACTGGCTCAAATGGACGATCTCACGCAACGGAGGCACACCTGGTGCGGACTGGACTCATGTAGAGATCTCGCCGCTTATGGCCGACAACCCCAAACTGGTTGAGGACGCGTTCGCCCAGATATTTGCTCAATGACTTGACATTCGGTTTGGGAGTCGGTCAAATGACTGGCAACCAAGTGCGTCCCGTGATAGCGGGACCCCGACCGCAGGAGGAAGCAATGCAACCATCCCTTTTTGACGTTCTCGCTGTTCCAGCCGAGATGCTCAAATACGAAGCCTTTAAAGAGGCAAACCCTTGGGTCATGCCGACCCTGACCAAAATGTGTTACCAGCTGATCCATCGCGGATACACGCATTACGGCATCGCAGCTCTTATTGAAGTCTTGCGCTACGAACACGCGATCACTAACGACCCCAGTAGCGAGTTCAAATTCAACAACAACTATCGCGCTTTTATGGCCCGAGAGATCATGCAAAAACCAATGCTGGAGGGATTCTTTAGCACCCGCAAATCAGTTGCGGACCTATCAGAGGACTACTAAATGAACCTTAAACGATTCTTACTTTTATCAATATTCACTTATGGAATATGCGCTCTTTGGGCGATCACAGGCGTCCAAGGCAACGCAGACCCTATCAAAACGCCGTCTGTGCCCTCCACGGTCACGCTCGGGATGTTGACACCTCAACAACTTGAGGATCGCGCAGAAGAGCTCACAACGACAACGACCAGCACCACAACTAGCACGACTAGCACCGTTCCGTTTACTCGACTTGCCGACTTTCACCCGGATACCAAGTGCCAAGAATGGTTCCAGACTGCGATCACGGTCGGATGGCCGAACAACACTGAGACGCTAGAAAAACTGGGTCGCCTCCTGTGGAAAGAAACAAGGTGCCTCAACATCACCCCGCTGTCCAGTGACCCTGAATTGGCAGACCGCTTTAACGGATCGGACCACGGCGTCGCGCAGATTAACGAGATCCACACCAAGTATGTGGAGCAAGTGTTTAATATGCCATTTGCTGAAGCCATGAGCGACCCGACCCTGAACCTCAGGTTCGCCTACCTGCTGTACTCAGATATCGCTGAGGGCGGTGGTTGCGGATGGAAACCTTGGCGACTGTGCTAGATCGCTGGTGGGATCGCGCAGCTTGTCGAGGCATGGATATTGACCTGTTCATCTTTGAGTTTGGTGAGCGCCATATCAACCGCAAAATCAAGGAAGCCAAAGCAGTCTGCGCAGTGTGCCCAGTACGCCAAGAATGTCTTAATGAAGCACTCAAGTTTTCTACGACACGTCAGGACTGTTGCGGTATTTGGGGCGGTCTGACTTGGAAGGAACGCCAGCGTTTAGAACGAAAAGAAGTTGTTGATCCGATCCCCGCGACACCGCTGGTATATCGTGACGGCAAATACCGACAAATCAAGGAGCCCCGACCATGAACCAACAGTTAGCGGACATGACCGCCGCGATCGCTAAAGCGGAGATTGCGATGAAAGCAGCCGCATGGCAGTTAGACGCCCAAAAGACAGATATTGAGATGTTGCGCAAAGCCCTGTTTGAGTTGGCTTATGTTGCTGAGGAGCACGGTATTTATCTGTCCAACCTTACGAAAAGCACGCAGGACGCGATCGTGGCTATGCGTCTGGGCGGTTTCAAATGAACTGCAACATCTGCGGTTGTGGATTCAACTCTGCCGATATTCGGATGCGTACCGAGCTGCGCGGTATCTGTCTTAAATGCGCCGAAGAGGGCGGTTTCGTCGGTATGACATTGGAGGAAACTGCACGTTGTGTCGCGATGATTCGAGTCATCAACAATCTCAAAACCCAAACGCCTGCACAGGCCCGACACTTAAAGGACATGGAAACATGAGTTTCAACCCAGCCGACTACGCCGAAGTAGCCGAACGCTTGCCACTATTTTGGAAAGACTGCCCACGCGGGCGCATCATCACCGAAATTGTTGTGGACGACGGACAACGCATCGTTATACGCGCTGAACTGTATGCCGACATTGGAGACACAGTCCCGACTACTACCGGGTACGCCGAGGAGATTCGTGGGTCATCTATGGTCAACAAAACCAGTGCTTTAGAAAACTGTGAGACCAGCGCCATTGGACGCGCCCTAGCGAACTACCAGTATCAAGGATCAAAGAAGCGTGCCTCACTTGAAGAGATGGTCAAGGTGTACCGCCAAGGTGAACAACCACAAACAACCACAAACGCAGCTCCTGCACGAACCCAGGCGCTTGGCTCGTCCAGCGAACCGCCGACCGCCAAACAACTTGGAATGCTTCGAGCCAAAAACTGGGAAGGTGCCGCACCGACCACTAAGCGTGAAGCGTCCGAAATCATTGATCGGCTGATGAACGGTGGCTGAA